GAGTAGTTCCTTTTGGGTACATGATAGACCCAGAAGATGATCTAGTTCTGCTTCCCATTGAGAAAGAACTCCTTCTACTCGAACAAGCAAAGAAACACCTCAAGCAGTATAGCTCCCGTGCTGGATTTTGTGACGCAGACCTATGCCGTGGATACAGGCGGGTGGGCTGAGGTCTATGCGGTGGGCGGTCAGCGCCCGTCGCTCGTGCTGGATTTTGTCAATCAGGAGTATGGCGCATGAGCCTGCAACGCATTTCATTTGCCGAGGCTTGCGCTTTCAGCCGCGCTGGCGAGGGCACGTTTTTCGGCAGCAATGGCTTGATCCAGACCGCTGCTGCGGGGGTGCCCCGGTTTGATTATGACCCGGTGACATTGGAGCCGAAGGGGATTTTGATCGAGGGTGGGCGGACGAACCTGCTGGAAAACAGCAGCGATTTAACCGCAGGAACGTGGCTGCCGAAGAGTAATATTTCTGCAGCTATTGGCGACCCTGTCAGCTTCGCGCCTGCCCTGAATTGGTCAGTGATTACAGAAAATACCAACACATCAGAGCATTACCTCGAAAACCCGACTGCAGTAGGGGCTGCAAACACCTGGTATTCGTTGACTTTCTATTTCCGCTTCAAGGCGGGCACGACCGAGCGAGAGCTATGGTTTAGGCCAGCGGGCGTCACTGGCGCAGTTGGTATCATCATCAACAGCGCAGGCGTGGTCACAAACGCCGGAGGGCTGGCCGCGACGGAATACAGCGTGACGCCTATGGGCGGTGGGGCATTCAAGGTCTGGGTGCGAAACTTTATCACAGCCAGCGGAAATCTGCTTTTCCGCTTTCAGTTGCGCAACCAGGCTTTGGCCGCCAACAACTACCTTGGCGACGGCACGTCCGGTGTTGAGGTGGCAGACTGCAAATGTGAGATCGGACATTTCCCAAGCTCCAGCATCACCACCACCACAATGCCAATCTCCCGCGCCGCCGATATCCTGACCGTCCAGCCTGCGCAATTTGCCGCAGCCTTCCGTCAGGATGCTGGCACGATCCTGATTGACATGACGCTCAATCACACGGGGATTGGTCCGACGGGTTTGGGTGATTTTCCGTTCCTACTGGACATGGACAGCGCCGCCGCGCCGGAGGATGGATATAGGATGGTAGCGTCTGCCAATTATGGTCCTGGATATAAGATCGAAGTTAAGGTTGGCGGGTCTCTTGTAGCGGGACCGACTTTCGTCAAAGCCATTGGCGGCGGTTCACGCACCAAGCTCGCGCTGGCGTGGGGCGGGGCCAATGACTTTGCCGCCTGCATGGATGGCGGGGCCGTGGAGACCGACACCTCCGGCGCAATCCCAACGCCTGACCGGCTGTCCATCGGGTGCCAAAGCGGGGTAAACGCGCAAATGTTTGGCCATGTCCGCAAGGTTCTGTTCTTCCCGCAGCGCCTCACCAACGCCCAACTTCAGGAGGCGACCGCATGACCCAGTATATCGACGCAGTGCTGCACATCGCAGATTACCCCGCTCTGGCGGCTGCCATGGCGCAGGCCAAGCCCGGATCGGTCGCGGCGGATGGCAGCATCACTGGCTTTACCGCCACGCCCGCCGTGCGCGTGGGTGACGCCGTGCTGGTCTATGTCCGCATGTCTGTGGACGAGGCCGCACAGTGGCGTGGCACGCCGGGTGTGAAAATCCTGGCCGAGGCGGCATACACCGGGGCCAGCACCCATGAGGCGGTCTATGCAGCACTGGCAGCGGACCCCGGAGCCATGGCGCTGTATGATGCGGTCTATCCCCGCACGCCGGTTGTCTGGACCGATGAGGCGGGCGTGGATCATGAGGCGGTGCCGCCCTTTGGCTTTGGGGGGGTCGCGTGAGCACCCTGTCCTTTTCAAGCAGGGCAGCACTGATTGCAGCCACTATACCAGCAGATGTCTTGCACGTCTTTGTTTCTGGTGTCGGGGAGTATCGTAAGGATAACTCTGCAACCAACCCAGCCGCAACTTCAAACTCTGGTGGAACTAAGTGGATACCCGCTGACAGGTACACAGTGAAGCACTACGGCGCTTTGGGTGACAATACAACTAACGACAGGACTGCTATTCAAACTGCTGTTACAGCTTCTGCAAACAAAACCCTGTATTTTCCTGGTGGAACTTACTTGATTTCCCCAGCACTGAGTGTGCCAAGCTTCTCCCATTGGGTTGGGGAAAACAATACAACACTGAAAGTGTTTCCGGGGGATTATCCCTCTGGAACACTTCTCTGCGTCTCTACCGGGGTTGGTAACAACACCTTCTTGTATGAAAACCTTATCTTTGATGGTAATAAGGGTAACGTGGGTGCTGCAACGCTTCCCATTTTTACCGTATATCTGTCTAAAAAAACCACTTTTCGTAATTGCACCTTCCAGAACACACAAGGTATTGCACTTAATGTCTCTACTTCTACCGACGATTTCACCGTAGAAGGTTGTAAATTTATCGACGTAGGCAGAAATCCAGACGGGTCTGAGGGTACAAGAACTCAAGCTGTCGCCTTTAGCAACGCTGTTTCTGGAACTGTAACCAGAACTAATCGTGTTCGTATTAGTGGTAACACTTTTTTGCGGGTAGGTCTTGACTGCATCTCCCCCAGCAATGTGACTGATCTAGTAATCTCTGGAAATATCTGTATGGACTCATATACCTTTGTGTATGGTGGGGTTCTTCCGGGATATTGCCAGAACGTTTCTATCACTGGCAACGTGATTTATAATATCACACAAGGAACTTTAGTTAGCTCTTCACCACCAGTTGCCATTGACCTCCCCTCGGTCTTGAACTGTACTGTTGTTGGTAACTCTTTTGACACACTGGCGGCTGCTGCAGTGGGTGTTTTTGGTGGTGCAAAGAATGCTGTAATATCTGGAAACACCATTAGAAATGCAGGACTCCATAGCCAGTACCAAGACATGCCTTGGCAAGGTGCCATTGTGGTGGGCGGTGCGGGGGTTGGGGTTTCTGGAATTGAAAATATCCAGGTAACTAACAATATCATCACTGATACCCTCTCACAGTTGCGTTGGGGTATCCTCTTGAGGAATGATCTAGTCAACTGTCATGTAGCTGGAAATATTATAAACGCAGGTACTCAAGGTAAGTATGGTAGGTACCTTGCAGATACGACCCCCTCTAATGGAAATACTACCCCCATCGTAGACACTACAAGTGTGTCTTCAACTACCATTGTGCAGGGCATAGACTTCTCAACACCACTGGTGGACGTATGACAACTATTAAAGAGCTAAACCTAAAATTCAAGTACAAGCAAGACAAGAACCTAGATTCTTGGCGTATTTTAGGTGGTGGAAGGTGGGAAGGTGATTGTGACGATTACGCCATCACCGCAGCTTATATCCTGAGTGGAAATTCTCTGCTCAGGTTGTATAGGAATATTCTCTTTGGTAGGATGAAGCTTTGGTTCTGTCGCCTACCTAGCGGGGAAAACCACATCTGTCTTGAGTACGAAGATAGTTTCAGGTGTAACGTCTTTCCAAAACCATCCCCCGGACCAAAATCAAAACTTCTCTTCAAAGTCCCTCTTCCTCTAGTACTCCTCAAGTTAGCAGTAGGTAAAGTAAATGGCTAAGATTACTAAGGAACAAAAATCAGCCCTTGAAGCTAAGGGTTACACCGTCAAAGGTGACACTGTACTGTCTTCTAAAGGTACTGTCGGTGGCTACAATGCTAATGGTAAGCTTTTCTCTGGTTCTGGTGTTGTTGCAGGTATCCTTAAAAAGGCTCCTGAGAAGCCCTCTATGACCCCTTTGGCTACCTCCACACCTAAAAGTAAGGCAAGGGCCTCTGGTGGCTCTCCTACGAAGCCTACGGGGGTATCTGAACCCAAGGCTAAGGGTGCTCCGGTGTTGGAGATTAAAACAACCAAGCTTGGGCCTGCACCAAAACCTCGTGCCATCCCAGCTCGACCAGTAAATCCAACCCCAGCAAAAGTACGACTTCAACAGAAACATACGCAAGTTACCTCTGAGATTAAGACAACTCCGGGACTTAACTTTGCAGAGTGGAAGCGTATGTATGCAGGAAAGCAGTTTGCTCCCGGAGAAGCTTTGAAGCTTTATGGAGAGTACAAAAGGAACTCTAGCAAGTGAATATTACTGGTCGTAAAGTTGATCGTCCAACAAGCACTATAAAAAGCTTTACAACCAGTGGCTCAACTGGTATCCTATATACCTGCCCGTTAAATTGTAGATCTAAAGTGGTCCTCGTCTATATTGTAAATGCTGGACCAAACGTATCTGTCAACCTTAAGTGGTACCGGGCGTCAACTTCAACCAGCTTTTTTATTCTTGGTAGTAAGAATATGGCACTGGGAGAGTATGTTCAACTATCTGACTCTTACATTATACTTGATCCGGGTGATAGGCTTGAACTAACTCCAACAGGGACAACCCCCCTCGTTGACGCTATCTGCACTGCAGAAGAAACTTTCATTCCCGTAGGATAATAAATGACTAAACAACTTACAGAGATGCAACAGAAGTTTCTGGATGTTCTTTTTGAACAGGCTGGTGGTGATGTTGTACTTGCTAAAAAACTGGCTGGTTATAGTGATAATGTTGGTACTACCCAAGTTATCAACTCTCTTGATGAAGAAATTTCTGATCTCACCAAGAAGTATATTGCACGTACTGCAACCAAGGCTGCTTATGCCATGAACTCTGTTCTGGATGACCCAACTGCCCTTGGTAATAAAGAACGTATGACGGCTGCAAAAGATATGCTTGACCGTGCTGGGTTTGTTAAAACAGAAAAAGTTGAGGTTTCTGCAGTCAGCCCCGTATTTATTCTTCCGGCTAAAAATGAAGACTGATGATGTTTGGTTTCTTCCTGCCCCTGACAAGATAGGCCCAGTGAAGTGGCACCCTATCGTCCGGGTGGGTAGAGTAGTTCCTTTTGGGTACATGATAGACCCAGAAGATGATCTAGTTCTGCTTCCCATTGAGAAAGAACTCCTTCTACTCGAACAAGCAAAGAAACACCTCAAGCAGTATAGCTCCCGTGCAGTGGCAGCTTGGCTTACCGAACAATCAGGTCGATCTATCTCACACGTTGGCCTCTTAAAAAGAGTTAAACTTGAAAAATCCCGTAAAAGCTCATCTGACTTCTACAAGCAGCTTGCCGAACGCTACAAAAAAGCGCTCGAAAAAGCCGACGAACTTGAAAACAGAAAGCTTGGTGGTAGAGGTACTTACGACAGTACCGGCGACAGCAAAACCACCAGAGATTGATGTAGAGAAAGCTCAAGCAGTAATCTTCCAACCTAACCCCGGTCCTCAGACAGCCTTCCTTGCTGCATCTGAACAAGAGGTGCTATATGGTGGGGCTGCAGGTGGTGGTAAAAGTTTCGCTATTATTGCCGATCCGGTAAGGAGTCTAAACAACCCCAACTTTAGGGGTCTTCTTCTTCGTAGAACCACCGAGGAGCTGCGGGAGCTTATCTCAGCCTCAAAGGAGTTGTACCCTAAAGCTATTCCGGGTATTAGGTTCCTTGAACGAGATAAGACTTGGGTTGCCCCCTCTGGTGCTACACTCTGGATGAGTTACCTTGACGCCGATGACGATGTAATGCGTTACCAAGGACAAGCATTTTCTTGGATTGGGTTTGACGAGCTGACTCAGTGGTCAAGTCCTTATGCTTGGAATTATATGCGGTCTCGTTTGCGGGTGACTGCTAATTCCGGCTTAAAAACTTACATGAGATCAACGAGCAATCCGGGAGGCCCCGGACACGCCTTTGTGAAGAAGCTTTTTGTTGACCCAGCCCCACCCAATACCCCTTTCTGGGCAACAGACATAGACACAGGAGAGGTTCTTACTTGGCCTAAAGGTCACTCCCGTGCAGGAGAGCCTCTGTTCAAACGTAAGTTTATCCCTGCTAAGTTGTTCGACAATCCCTATCTAAGTTCAGATGGTATGTACGAGGCTAACCTGCTATCTCTCCCAGAGCATCAACGTAAGCGACTTCTAGAGGGTGATTGGGATATTAACGAGGGTGCAGCGTTCCCAGAGTTTAATCGACACCTGCATGTTGTAGAACCATTTGAAATCCCTCACGCTTGGCCAAAGTTCAGGGCCGCGGACTACGGTTATGGGTCTAATACTGGGGTACTTTGGTTTACTGTCAGTCCAGCAGAGCAGTTGATTATCTATCGAGAGTTGTATGTATCTAAAGTAACTGCTTGGGATTTGGCGGATATGATCCTTGAAGCAGAGTCTGGAGAGAAGATCCGCTACGGTGTTCTTGATAGCTCTTTGTGGCACAACAGAGGTGACCGTGGTCCAAGTCTGGCAGAACAGATGATTTCCAAAGGTTGTCGTTGGAGACCCTCTGACCGTTCTCGTGGCTCTCGTGTCGCAGGTAAGAACGAGATTCACCGTAGGTTGCAGGTAGATGAGTTTACAGGTGAAGCTAAGATGGTAATCTTTAATACCTGTAAGTCACTCATTTCTCAACTACCTTCAATTCCTTTGGATAGAAATAATCCTGAGGATGTTGACACTAAAGCAGAAGATCACTTGTATGATGCACTAAGGTACGGTATTATGAGCAGACCTCGTAGTAGCATTTGGGACTATAATCCTATGACCAGCGGTGAAAGATTTAAGATGTCAGACTCAAAGTTTGGGTACTGAGTAAGGTAAAACATGGAAATTGAAGATAAACTCTCTATGGATGAAAGCTCTGCATCCGCTTTGGAAGATGTAGG